TTAGCAGCAATAAAATTTAGCCCCCATTTTGCTTTATCAAATATTCTACCATAACCACCTTCACCTGCCGATTTAGGATATATCCAAGCTGCAACACAACCTCCAGCATATTGCCATATACTATCAAAACCACCTGCATTAGATGTCTGTGAAGATGTTGTGGCATTATAATTACCATAAACAGGGTCAAGATTTACATTAACGTTTGCATCATCAAGATTTCCTTCAAGGATCCCACCCGATCCGTTGATCGTAAGTGTATCGTCTGAAGTGAAAGTTCCAAGGTTTCTTACTCCGCCATTGAAGTTGTTGGTTCCACTGGAGGTCTTGTAAATTCCATTATTGGTAACTATACCGTTATGTGTAACAGTTCCCGTATGGTCGCCATCATTATTGAATTTACCATTCGCCCCTATGTAGGTATTACCGTTTATCGTAAGTGTATCTGTGACTGTGTGACTGTTAAAATCTCCATCTGTTACTGTAAGGTCTCCGTTTATCGTAACTGCGTTGCCTGAGTAATCTCTCCAAAGACAGACATCACTGGTAGTATCTAAATCAATTTCAATATTACCCCACTCATTACCTTTTATAACTGTATTATCATCTGTTGTAATCTTAAGAAGTCCACCATTAGGAGTGAAAGTTCCTGCATTACTTACAGCATCACCTCCTGAACTTTCATCAGTAATAGTGGTAGTTCCGCTTGTTGCATTATATTTACCATCACTATCTATTGTAAGACTTCCAAATGTTTGTGCTGCTGCTTCACTGGCATTACCTAATATTGCCGTATTAGCTGAACCAGTGCCATCTCCTACTGTGACATTTCCTGTTACTGTAAGTGTTTTATTGCCATTGGAAGATTGTAAAGTTCCGTTTGTAATACTTAAATTTCCATCAATAGTTCCACCGTTAACTGTCCATTCTAATATAGCCCCACCAGAATATGTTAAATTATTTAGATTACCACTTGAACCTATCCAATCAATTTGTGAGTTTGATGACGTAGTTATTATTACAGTTCCACTATTGTGAGTAAAAGTTCCATCGTTGTCCATTGCAAGACCACTTGAATTTTCATTAGTAATTGTGGTTGTTCCGCTTGTTGCACTGTACGTTCCTCCACTTGCTATTGTAAGACTTCCCATACTAATTGCTGAAGCATTACCTGTAAGTGTTCCTGTTACACTTACATCTCCTGTTACTGTAAGGTTTTTGTCACTTCCTGTACTTAATGCCCCTGCCGTTATTGTAAGGTCACCAGCTAAAGTAATATGTGAAAATTGGACTGCATCGCAACTTGCGTGATTGATTGTTAAATCGTGGAGTGACCCTCCTGCCCCACTTGTAGATACTAATATTATTGTTGTAGCTTGTGTTGTTAATATTATATTTACGTTAGTGCCTAAAGCTCCAACTACTTTTAATGCATAACCTGCCGTACCATAAGTAGAATCGCCTTCATCATTTAGTGTAAGTGAATAACTGGAATTGCCAGTAAGTGTTCCACCAGTATTAACTGTTAGACTTTTTATCTCATCGTTAGCATTTATAGTTACATTAACGCCACTTTCAATTATTGCATGTTGGTCTGTATCAGGTACACTTGCACCTCCTGAACCTCCTGATGTTGTTGACCAAGTTGCCGTATCTGTCCAGTTACCTGTCGCTACTGCATATCTATTTTCCTCAGCCATTAGGCCACCTCACTTACTGTGACTATATTAGAGTATATAGGAGAAGCCATCCACTAAACTTGCTCCGCATAAACGTAGCAGGTTAGATCTGCTCCATTTCCCGTTGCTCTTATGCAAAGATGCCTGATCGGTGTAGTTGATATTGCCTTTAATGCACTACTGCTCGTTCCAACAGAAATGTCATCTCCAATTTGTGTCCAATCAGAACCGCCTTCTGTGCCTGGACTGTCTTTTAGACTTCCATATACTTTAGCAACTCCTACTACCGAACCATCTCCATTGAATATCTGAACTGAATATCTGTTAAAGAGCTGACAGTTAAATTTCTCTAAAACCGTAGTTTCAGATCCACCTACTGCCGTCTCTGTATTGTAAAACAGATTTGCGTTTCTGCCAGTGTCAAGTCTTTGCTGTGAACGTACTACTGTCGCTGCCATTAGTCAGCCCTCTCTTTCTTGGCTTTCTTCAAACCTTTCTTGGGCTTCTTCTTAAGTGCTTTATCTACTTTTTCTTGGATCGTTGCTTTTTTGGACTTAGGAGGTCGGCCCCTACGTTTAGGAGACTTGACGTGAGTCTTAATCCCTCCACCAATGTCCTTTGCATTAACTCCGTCTTCGACTTTAAAGTGCTTAGAGGTTTCGAACTGCCGAAGGAGGTGTTCATCCTCAACTTCGACAGTATCTCCTGGGTTCCAACGGAGGACGTTGCCCGCCCGAGTGCGAAGAATGCGATACTTGTTCCCAATATTGGTAATTTTGACCATTTAATTAGCCTCGTTACCAATCTATTGATCCAAGTCTCTAATGCTTCCTTGTGTTGCGAACTTGTAACAGATTAATTCACCAGCAGTTATGAAGGCATACTCCCTGGAAAGGTTTTGCCTAATTGCTAAGTTGGTGTTGTCTACATATGTTGTTGGAGCTGCTACTCTGAATGCCAAGTTGTCCATATCTAACAAGAGTATTCTTGCAGTTGCATCAGATTCAGAAGCAACGTGTTGTGATAGGAAAATTGGTATTCCATCGTATGCACCGACACGGGAATCAAAGTTCAAACCAGCTTCGCCTGTAACACCATTCATGTTACCTGCGCCAGTTGGTGCTAAGTCATATCTGAAAGCTGCGTTAGATGAAGCTCTCATTAATGCTTTCAAATCTTGATATGTGTCATATCCAGTTAATAGAATCAAACTGTTGTAGTTTACACCATTTTCTAATGCTGATTGAATTGCATCATCCAACATTGCTAAAGTTAATGCTGTTGGTGTATCACTGTTGTGACCTGTGTGTGCATCTGCCCAAGCAGTTGTTGCTGATTTGTCCAAGTCGTAAATGTCTGCGTCTGCTCTGTCATTACATAATGCGTGTGCAGCTGCATCAGACATAGTTACACGATCTAAAGATTCAAAGTTGTTTCCTGCTACAGTGTCAGTATCTGCACAAAGCATTTGGTCAATGTAGTAAGCGTGAACTTCTCCATTTTCCTTTCTCATAAATGATGCTAAGTTTCCAAGACCATCGTCTGCTTCAGATAATAATTCAGCTTTAGAAGTCATTTCCCATGGAGTTACTACTTCTTTCAAAGTTGCAGTTACTTCAGTCAAATCAATGTGGTCGGTTTCAGGGAATGCCCCGCCTTCTGCAACACCAGCAGTTGTTGTACCTCTTGCTGTCATTACTCTCCAACCTGATTGTAACCAGGGTTCTTTCTTCAAAAGTTTAAAAACTTCTGACTTAGTATTTAGCTGATTGTAAACTTTAGCCCCGAACATGGTGTTAAACCCACCAGCTGGGTCTGTAGTTTCAATAGGGTCATCAGCTTTACTAATACCGTATCTCTTGGCTATGCCAAGTGTTCCGCCATAGTAGGCGTTTACATATTCTTCCATACTCATTGCCATATTTAGTTTCCTCCAATCATTTCTTCAAGTTCATCCCATGATTTTGAAACATTGTTCCAATCAAAAGACTCTACTTTAGGAGCTTCAGTTGTTGGAGCTGGTGTTTTCTTAGCTCCAGTGTAAACGGATATTCCGTATTTCTTTAATGATTTCATAACAACATCTAAAGAAGGCTCGATCTCAGATTCAGATTTTTCTGCTTCTTCCTCTTCTTCTTCTTCTTTTTCTTCTTCTTCAGGTGCCATTTCGTCAAGCTTAGCTCGCAATGCTTTCATTTCTTCTGCAAGCCCTTCTAATGTTAATTCTTCAGGTTCGTCCTCTTTGACTTCCTCTTCTTCAACGACATCAGGTAGCTCTTCAGGGTCAATAACTTCTACTGCGACCTCTTCGGATTTAACTTCAGGTTCTTCTACGACTTCAGTTTCCTCCGCTTTTTCTGTGTTGCATTCGCAACCGTCATCCTTCTTGGTCATAACTGCTATTTTATTACTTTCATTTATAAAGTTAAGTCCATTGTCGGCTTTAGCCATTGCAACCTCAGTTACCTTAGCTTCTACGTTAGCTGGATTGTCGCCAACCCATGATACAGACCACAATCCAAGATCATTAATTTTGTTAAAACAAGTATCTGCACCTTCTGGACAAACCATGTCCTGCGATAGGGTTTCACCCCTGATACTACTTGCTCCTTTTGTTCCAAAATCTTTGATCTCATCCCAAACTTTGTTGTGCATTTCTAATTGATTATGGATTCCATACTTTACTTTTATTTTATCATCTTGTATCTTGTAAGCTAATGGTAAACCTATTGGTATCTCTTCATGTTGATAAGAATAGACTCCGTATTTCATATAGAAATCCATTGACTCTTCTAATACATTAGTAGGGATCAAATCATTTTGTTTATCTATAATTGGAGCATTGATATAAGTCTCCATGACTCTATCATTATACCATTCCTTTCGATAGACTTTCCAGCCTTCAGAATCAGTGTCCATGTTAGTAGTTTGTATTACTACTATTTATTTGTGACGGTTATGTCGGCTTAACTCCTTTTCAAAATCATATCTGATTCTTTTAACTACTCTTTCTGCTTCCATCATTCCCCAAAATTCCTTCATAGTTCTATCAGTATCAAAGTCAGTATAACTTAGACCTTCTTTCCTTATTTTAGTTTCGACTTCCTCTAAGACGTTTATTATTGCTTCTATTTCTTTTTTGCTTTTACTCATTTATGATCGATCCTCCATGTTATGTTTTCTTCATCTGGATTTACTTTTCTGTTCTGACATCTGTAGCTACCCATGTATCTTCGAGCTGAGTGAGTTGTTGGAACTCCATCTTTGTCTGGGCCTCTCATAGTAGGTGTCCATACTTCTTTACCTGCAAATTTACTTAAGGTTTCAATATTCATAAAATATTTCTTCTTACAGTGCGCACATGGATAACCATTCTTCTTGAAATCCTTTTGAATACAATCTGTGCATCTTTCATTCTTACGTGCAGGTCTAATGGTTCTGCAAGTTTTTTTGCAAGTGTCACATTTCCATGAGGGCATAGTATGTCAGTGACAGGGTTATATAAAGATTATCGGTCTGTTTTGTAGGTAAAAATACAATATTTGGCTTTGTATTAAGTTATAGAACCTTATGATGATAGGTTTTTCATAAAAAACTCTGCAACCCTTCTCCGATGTTTTTCATACGCTGGTCTCATGAATGGCTTAGGGCCACCACTGGGGCCAGTGCCTTCTGGTTGTCCGTATTCAACAAATGGCGCATATTTTACATTAGTACCAATTACTTTTACCAGAAACTCTCTTTTAACGTTGATAGAGGCCCGTAAACGGCCTGTATCTACTGGGACAATACGTTGAGCCTCCAAAGAGATTGCATCAGCAGTATCGTCCAATGCTTGATCCAAAGTTACAGGATGTTTTTCTGCTATTTTTTGTAATGTTGATTTGAAAGCATCTCCGCCTCTTATCTCAATCCCCATTAATCATATCCCAATACTTCATTAACAGAAGCATCGCCATACTTATCTTTCCACTTTTTATCTATTACCTTTTTGCCTTGCTCATACATTGCAATACGCCTTGCTTTGTTAGCTTGCTTACGAGCCTCTCTCGGTCCATTCTTCCAATCTAATTCAGATTGACACTCTTGACAAAATCCACTACTTAGTATGTGAACTCTCATTCCGCTTGCTAAACATTTCTTACAATTACTCATCTTCTTCCTCTTTTGGTAAACAAGTGCAACCATCATTATCTATGCCAGTCCATCCGCAATAGCAGGGCGCACATTCTTCCTCTTCTTCTTTACCATTACCGTGATGGCCATATTTAGCATTACTAATGTGGATCGTGTAATTTTTCATTTTCCTATTTCCTGCTCTTTCTCCTGGTCTGATAAACTATTCCACCAATCCCAAAATTCTTTATCTTCCTTCATGGAACCCTCATTAAAACCGTTCTTTGATTTGGATGCAATAATGAATTACCACTTAAAGTCATCTTATAACTTGCTCCAACTTGCTGTTGCAACTCTATCAGCTCATTCATTAACAAACCTTCTGCAGGTATTCTACGATTAAGTTCTTTATGTGCATCACAAGTTCTTGCTCCAGACGCAACAACTAAAGTGTACTTAAACGGCTTCTTCCTTTTCTTCTCCTGCTTCTGATAAGATGCTAACCTGCCTTCATTCGTTACATTGATAATTTCAGTCCTTGCAATCCTGGTTAATTTGTAAGTTTCTGTGTTTATTACCTTCTGCATTTCTGCAACTGTATTAGGAATACTGCGGCCTTCTACTATTGCATTATTGATCTCTGTATTTAATTTTGCACTAAGAACTACAGACAATTCATTGTACGCATTTGTCTGCACTTTACCTGCTTGTAACGCCCGAATTGCATCCTCATCGGCTTGGTCAAAATCTATGTCTAAACTTTCTCCTTTATATACTAAAGTATCACTTAACTTGTTTTTAGAGCCATTACTCCCCGACTTTTCAATCACTTTTACATTATCTTCTGCAGCTGCAGATTTAAAACCATGAACAAAAGCATCTCTCATTTCTTGGTCTACCAACTGCTTAAGGTCTTTACCCAAAGTAATCATTAGCATTGGTAACATTTCACTCAGTTCTGAAAATGACTGGGCAGAACGAAGTCTATTGACTTCTCTTTTTATTGTAATAGCAAGGTTGCTATCTAAGGCTGATACAAGTCCGCTTGTTCGCTTGGCTCCTCTTCCACCTGAGACGTTGGCAAACTTGCGAAGTTTGTTTCTGGTAATACTAATTCTCCTTCCTCATCCAAATCAACAGTAATTCCTACGGCCTGGAATGAAGCAATAACATTGGCTTTAGTTTGTAAATTAACAAGATGTTGTTGCTCATTGCGTTCATCAATATCATTAAACGCAACTTCCCAATCTGTAATTTTTAAAATATCTATCAAAGGTCTAAACAGCCCTTCTACCAAAATCTGCTGGGTTTCTGCGATTGTTCGATCCATCATTGACAACTGTTCTCCTTCTGCATTTAACCCGCCAACACCAGATACATCGCCAACTGCCAATGGCATTATTCCATAAGAAGCGTTAATATCCTGGTTTATTTTATCCATATACGGGATCATTGCAGTTTCAGCTTGATTTGGCATTATCGTAACAAACTTAGCCCCCGATTGTCCTTCACCTGATGATATAATTGGAACAAAGTTAGGATTTCTCCTGGTTTCTTCTGCTATGTATTCTCCTAATCTATTAAGAGCTGATTCATCCAGGTTAGGTATATCCAGAAAGCCTTTAGGTGGTCTTTCCAGTCTAAACAATTTGTTTTGGTATGCTTCTATTGCTAATGCAGTTTCTATCTTTTTACTTAATCCTATAATTGGTGATTCACCATAAAGACGAGCTGTAGAACTGTATTTGTTAAAATGTATAATCTCATCCCTTGCAAAAGGAATATCTCCTTCAGCATCTTCAAATGTATAAGCTATTAATTCTAATTTAGTTCCACATTCAGCGCAGGCAGTTCCATTAGCAGAACTTCTACAAGTAGGACAAAACCTATCTTCAGTTTGAAACTTGCCGTATCGATCTGTGTTAAATCTCATGTGTTTAGAATCTTCAACCCAAAGTTGAGAAACCTGCTTACCTAAGATTTGACCGCCTTCGTCTTTTACATAATCATAAACTATGGAAACCCAGGCATCATCAAACACTTCTAATTGTCTGATAATTGCTTTACAAAATTCTTCGCCTGTTAAATCACTCTCTCCATTTGTCGGGTCTATTAGCAATCTTTCAAGAACTCTTTTTTGGTCTTCGCTTGGAGTATCTACTGTTTGTTCTAACCTATAACCTTTGGCAACTGTTTGAGATGCAATCCTGGTTATTACTGTTTGAAGATGAGAATAATTAGTTGCAAGGTCTTCCAAATGAAACAGATTGTAAGGTGGATCAATACGCATTGGCCCAGTGCTTCCCATTGCAGGAGCCATATCATAAACTGGAGTTCTCGCTTCTTTTTCTAAATTACCATTTAATAATTCAGCCATCGAACCCTTTTGCTTTGGCTTGCTCCTAAATCTGTCAAAGAATCCCATACTACCAGTCTGGGTCAGACCTCTTTGCTCTAATAAGCCTTTCTCTATTATCGGCTTGATATATGTAGTTTTTAATCGCAGGCTCTAAGAATTTAGCGACAGTGACTCCGTGCGTTTTAGCTAATACTTTAACATCTTCTCGAACTCTGTTGTCAATGCCTTTCAATTCGAGTCGAGCCATTAAGACGACAGACCCCTTATGACTTGTTTTGGAACATGAGCTTGGCCAAAAGAGTGAAAATTGGTGTAAAGGTCTGTCATCGGTATTGCCAATGCCCAGTCCCCTTTATATATTTTGTTTAATCAGCTAAACCGTAATCGCTATAATCATCCTGTAGCCTTTCTCGTTGATCCCGTATTTTCTTTGAAGGTCTATATTCTTTGTACTTATTTTGAACCTTTCTTCTCGCCCTTTGTATTGTTTCAGTATTAGGTGCGTAATGTAATAAATCATATAAATCAGATAAGAACTTTTCATTCTCACATTGCTTCCCACTGTTGCTTGTTGCTAAATAATATTCTCTTAGAACAAGATATTCCAGGTATGTAGTACTATCTCTACAAACAATGTTGTCTTTGAGATGTTTGCGAACTACATCTTCAGTCTTATCTAAATTTTTGAATGCGTCATAGACCATTTTATATCCTCCTTTATTTCTTTAACCCATGTCTTTGTTGATGTCACAATATTTTCTTGATGGTCAATCTCTAACAGTTCAGTTGTTATTGGTTTTAATTTTCGCATATTTATTACTCCGTTTTTATGATCGATTTTAGTCGAACAACTCCCTTAATGCCCAACTCTTAAAATCTCTTTTGGTTGTTAAATATTCTCTCATTATAGATACTTCTTCTTCAATCTTCTTTACTCTATCATAATATAAATCAGATAATCTTGAAAAGTCGGATCTTAGAAGATGGATTCTTTGCCTTAACCATTCTTTCTCTTCTTTATGTTCTTCTTTCATTATCTCCATTTCTTGAGATAACTTAGCTATGGTTGATGCCATTTAAAGAAGCCCCTCTTCTTCTAATTTTGCATCATATTCTGCTTCAGCTCTCATGGTATTTTCCCATTGTTGCCTTAGCATTAAGATTTCAGAGTATTCCCATTCGATCCAATCTGCTAATGCAACTACATTAACAACAGATTGATATTCATCAAATGATAAATGTTCATTATCAGAATCTTGTTCTGAACGGAACATTTCAATTGCTTCCCTCAATTGAGGTGCGCTAAGCTTAGACCAGAGTGTGTTTTTGTTTTCCATTTTTTGTTTCCTACCCTTTGTGGGTATTGTAGACATTCAGTAGGGTTATATAAGCTTTACTATGCGACATTAAGCACGATTCCCTACCATCTCCCCCATTAAAGGCGTATATATCATGTCCATCTTACACTTATAACAATCTACCATTGGCCTGCCTTCTTTCTTCTCACTAAAAATAAAATGGTCGGGATCAAGTAATCTGTGTTCTTCTTCCCACCGTTCTCCGCAAACAAAACAACAAAACCTCCACCTCATAATCTCTCCAGGCACTTCTTACAATTTACAAATGCCGTGTTCTTCCTGGACATTACTCGATACTCTGAATCTGTGCAAGAGTATCCGCACAATGTCATGTTTGGTTCTTTTGATGCATAGTGTTTACGCTTCATTAATCTATTGTAATGACTGACCCCTTAAAGCAGTTGTTGATGTCAGATACACCATGTTTTAGTTTAGTATAACAATGTTTACAATGTATTCTATCTTTTGCTACGTTATCCCATTTGCCCAACGGGTCGTTGCATTCGGCACAAGCTTTCCACTCTTCTTTAGTTACTGAAATGTGTCCTTTATTCATATTCCTCACCCCCACTTCTCTACAAGTGCAAAAAACTTATCCTGAGCAGTCATCTTCTCTCTCTTTTTCCAGGAGGGAACATAACCAACTTCGGATCGGTACTTGTCTATCTCTTCTATATGATTTGCCAATGCAATCCATATTCCTTCATTGGTATTTTCATATTCATTCCTAAACCAATTAAGGATGTATTCTTTCTCTTTATTTACACCTACATGAAGTAGATGCGATTTTCCTTTGTTGTCGTAGTTTTTACTTCGGGGCAATTTTATCACCTTTTTTTATTGTGGCCTTTTGGGGAAAGGTAAGGCCAAACCCTTCTTGCCATTTGTAACACCTCGCAAGAGAAGGTTTGCAACGGGAAAGAAAACCCGTTGTTACTGTAATGCTAAGCAGAGCAGCGTGGACTTATTGGTCGCCACTACGGGGTGCCTGAGATGCAGCATCAAACTATGCCCTCTCAATGTCACGAGCCGCTTTACGAAGTCACTGTTTTCTAATCTATGTTGTTTTCAAAAGTTACTAATTTTTGAAGCTTCCATAGTCCAACAGTAAGTTTGTAGACTTCTGCTACCCTGCTATTGCAACGTGTCAGGCACAAACCTACTCTGGTAGCTCCTCTCGTAGACAATACTTGCCCTTGACCCTTCTTTCAACCTTGTGAGCTGAAAGAAGTTCTCCAAAGGCGTAAGTCTACACAAGAGGCCGTTCAACATGACAAGTTAGTGCATGGGATTTCACCCCTGCAACTGTTGGCAGCGTTAGAGCTTGACCTCTCGCTAAAAACAGCTTGACGGTTTGTGCGTTTGACTCTCATTGGTAAGAAGCCTGCAGTCATAAGTGTCGCCACCTGTTTGCAGGTTGTTTCCAACCAAGTTGCCTAAGCAACAATACTACAGTTTGGTAGGCATATATAAGCTTTAGCCTGAAGATTTGTGCTTGGGAAAGGAAAAATGTGCAATTTCTACAGTATGTAGAGCTTCCGCTAAAGGATTATATAACGCTACTATCCCAAGAGGTAATCTTGAGACCTCGCTTATCTATTTCCTGAATCGCAAGTTCACACATCCATAAAGAGATTACGGCATCAGAAGTGTGTCCATCAAGCTTACCATTCTTACCCCACATTAACCTGGAAAGACCTTCTACTAATTTGCGTGAACCAAGCGGTCCCGATTTGTTTACTGCCTTATTCCAAGGGATTATGTAACGACCCTGTTCTAAGGCCAAAGCAATCCTTGGTATGCCTATCTGTGCGTGATGCTTTTCAGAACCTGTCCTATGGCCTTTAACTGGTAAAGATGCCAGGTCTTTTGCTGCGTGAGCTACTAATCTTTGAAAACCATTTGTTTCTACCATAATCATAGATGGTTTGTATTTCTCTGCCAATGATACCAGATTGTTTACCTGAGCTGTTAACCATCCTGCTCCTTCTGCTTTTACTTTACCACACCACTGATAAATCACATGACGCATTTTTGTCGATCTGTCATAAGACAATACACAATAAGCAGTTTCATCGTTTGCAGTATCTAATCCTACTGCCAAATCTACTCCAATAACAATATCACTATCTTCCAAAGGTTCTCCAAATCCCATCTCTTTGTCCAGGCAAGGTTCGATTACTCCCCAAGGAATTACAGCAGTTTCGGGATCGAGTGGATTCAACAAATACTCAGACTCAAAAGCTCTGGTTCCCATCGAATGTCTTTCGGCTTCTAATCGATCCATAGTCCAATACTCAGGCCATCTTGGTTTTCCTTCTTTGTTTAAAGCAGGATGCCAAACGTGCGCCCAGTCAGAACTTTGCCTAATCCAATCCGTTGCATCTCCTATTCTCTTCTGTGTTCCAATCAATAGTATTTTACCTGAAGGTAATCGCATAGGCATAACAACTCTTTTAATATAATGTATAACCTTATCATCAGGCATTCGTGCAAATTCTTCTAAAATATCATCCATAATAATTAGATGAACGTGTGGCCCTTCGAGAGCTTTACCAATAGATGCAGCCCTAACCCTACTGCCATTGCTAAAATACTTAGCTCCTTTACGCCAAGACCCTCCATCTTCTTTACCTTTAATGTAACCATTTAATCTCCAAGACCTTTTACACAATTCTTCAAACTGCTCCATCTTATCTATTGCCTGGTCTAATGTTGCAGATACATACAAAGCTCGGTAGTTAGGATATTTGTGCATCATATATGCACAGTAAGTTAAAGTAAACGTAGTTTTCAAATGTCCTCTTGCACACATTATTCCTACGTAATGTTTATCTGAATTAATTGTATCTAACCATTTAGTATGCATATCTGCTAATGGAACAAAATCGCTTGGCTCTTGCCTCATAAAGTCGCCTAATACATCATCAGCAAAATCAATAAATTCAAGATCCTGCTCTAACAAACCTTTAGCAAGAAGATGTTGCGTAAATTTATCTAATCCTTCGATATCAGACATTTGTCAATATACTCCTGATTTCTTGATACTGTAATGTATTTCATTTGTTTATCGTAAAGATATTCCGATAGTTTCTGTATATCTGTAGTTTCAAATAGGACTTCTCCTGTTTCGCTATCACAAATTCTAAACATTAGACAAATGCCTCCAATGTTACTATCTTGTCCTGGGCGCACTTGAATATATGTAATCCCAAATCAGGATTAACCATATTCCTTAATGCTTTTCTTTTATCTTTAATGTCAGTATCTTTTAAATTAAAACCATACAGTTCATTGCCACCAGATATTTCATTATGTATTCTATTATCATTTACATTATAATTAATTATTATAAAATTAGCCCAGTAATTGTGACGGTGTAATACTTTAGAAGGAGCTATCAACGGTTCATAATATGGAATAACATTTTCAATAACCCACTTGGTTTTTTGATCCGCAAAGTTTTGTAATAATATAATTTCCTGGTATAATTCCATGTCTGGATATATTGCTTCATATTGTCCAGCCTGGACTCCACATCGTCTTATATCGCTATGAGTTGGGCAAGGTGGACTACTCCAAATAAAATCAAAGTCCTGGTGATTGTCTAATAGATACTGATGTGCGTCTGTAACAATTACATTATCATTAGGAAAGTGTTGTTTGTAAACTTCAGCAGTTTCGGGATCGTATTCTACGGCAGTTATATCGTGTTCGTCACCCCATAGTTTCCGATTGCCACCAATGCCTGCATAAAGATTCAGTATCTTCATTCCATCTCCTGGACCATCTCTACCCAATATCTAATTGTAAGATTAATCTTCTTTTGTGGGATCTTAGCTTTTTTCATTGCTTCTGGTAACAGTTCTGCTATTTCTTCTATAAGTACATTCTGTATGTCTAATGCACCTTCAAGTCTTTGTAGCTCTTTAATCACACCAACTATCTCATAAGGTCGTATCTCAGATGAACTGGTTTCTAATTGTGATATAAATTTAGAACGTATTGCTTGTAGTGTTTTAATATTCTTTATATTAGAACGGGTTGCATTTCGATTCGTTTCGGAACGTATGGCCTTCCTTTGTTTTTCTAAAATATCTTTCCAGCTTTCTTTATCAGCCCATCTTTTAATTGTAGTAAATGATAGTTTGTTTTTATGTTGTTCCCTTAATTTAGTTGCAATGGTTTTGTATCCCATACCTTGTAGATACAATGCTCTTGCTTCTTCTTTAATAACATCATCATAACGTGGCATTAATCCTCTTTAATTAATTTAGCGAGATTTTTTTCAAGGTCTCTAATTTCATCAATTCTTTGATAAACTTGCTCCCAAGCTTTTTCAATCAGTTTTTTAACTTCAAATAAATCTATTGGTTTAACGGCCATTATTTAGACTTGTTTTCTTTGACGTACGCTTTGATAACTTGTCTAGCTAACTCAGATACAGGTCTACCTTGCTCTTTTGAGATCTTAACAAATTCATCCCAACTGTTCTTCGTTCCTTTTGGGAACGTAAGCAAATATTGATACGGTCTATTCTTGTATGCCATGTTTATACTATCCGATTCAGGGTTATATAATTGTCTCCCGTTTTAACCACATTTCCCAGTCTTTTTCAGGAAACTTAAGAGCTATCCAAGCCATCTTTGTTTTAACTGTATTGTATTTATCAAGAACGGTGGATCTTTCTTTTACAGTATCTATAGAGGGCATATAGGCTGCTCTTTCTTCTTCTTCGTGCATCCAGGAAGGAAAGCTTCTGCGTATCATTCCTAACTTGTCACTAACTACCATTTGCATAAACTCATTGTCTTCTTTAGCTTGTAGTTCTAATGCTTTTTCAGATGATTTCATTTCAGCCATTCTTTCTTGTAGTAAGGATCGATTAAGTTCATCATTTTCAATGTCAACCTGCAGCTTTTTGTAATCGTACTTCTTTTCAGATATTGTTTGATTAATTTCTTCAATTTGTTGAGACAAGGATAATACGTCATTCTTTTCATCCATCATTCTAATAGCAGCCATTTCTATCATCTCAGACATTGACCTTCCTCTACACCATACTTTGAATCTCTCCCAAAAGCTGGGAGATACAGTTATAGTTCTTGGAATGCGCACTTCATTACTATTAATTCTTCTTCGGGTCATAGGATTTCATGGTATAAGATTAACCTATTTAAGTTTTAATAAATCATACATATAATAAATATGATAATATGTATAATAAATATGATTATTGTATATTACCTTCCCTCCTTCTTTTTTGGCATCTTGGACACAGAATTGTGTTTGGATTGCTTTTAGTATAGATAACTTGCCAATATCCATAAGAGGGATGTCTTTCGGCTCCACAGTAGTGGCACGTAACATTACTAATCATTGTTCCCTCTCTGAGCAAGCATTACACAACCACCATGCCTTACTATCTTCCTTGTATATTTTATCCAAATGAACCAGGCCATGTCCATGAACTGTTTTATGTTCTTTGCAGTTTTGTCTAAAGCCTATGTTATCACACATATTACATTTGTAAGGAATTGGGTCACTCATGCCTTCTTCTCCTTTTGTTTCGATCCTGTTCCCAACCAACACCAGCCCAGAAGCCGAAAAACCAACCAAACACAATTCCCATCAATACATAGGGAATCATCCTAAACACTCCACACACATACAAGTATCCTTATGTTTTATTCCTAAGAACTCGTCCCAGCATTGATCTGAACAAATGCCTGTAATGTGCTGTTCTTTGTAAATAGTTCCTGGTTTAGCATCCTCATAAGTAAAATCGGGAATGTAAACCTTCTTGCAATTAGGACACGTCTTATGATTACTCATACCGACACTCCTTGCAAAAACCATTGGTAGATTCATACTCCACAGTTCCCATTACAAAGCCACAGCTTTTACAACGCCAATAGCTCATTTGTTCTCCTTTATATCTTCGATCATCTTTTTACAAAGAACGCCAACCATTCCTAAACCAACAGTATATGCTTCAAGCTCTTTGCCTTCATATTTCATAGGATTATTGGCTACAAACTGTTTAACGTGTTTAACTACTTCATCTAACACAACAATCCAAACGTGCTTTGCATCTGCCATTATTTACCTCTTAAAATCCTTTCAATAATACTTAGCCCTTTACGTCTCATTCGTGCCTTTTCCTTACGCACTTCACGCAATTCCTGTGCCTTTTCCTGTTTCTCCTTCTTGATAATCATCTTATGGACTCCCAAAGAATAATACTTTGACTCTGGGTTCCAGATACATTCTGGACAATCACTCATGCTTTACCTCTTGATAATGCTACAACTTCTTTAGCATCTGCCACCGATTCTAAGATCTTAAGTTTTAGACCTTTCCTTAATTGTCTAAAGCTGTATTGTTTAATTTGGTCATCTGCTTGTTCTTTAGAATCAAGAGTTACTGTTTCGCTAACATCAATTCTAATGGATTCGTATTGCTTAGTACCTGATACAGTAATCCCCATCTTCAAAGTATAACTTTCAGTTTCCATCTCTTTCCTCCTTAGTTTTTTTATTCCAAGTCTTATCTACAATAGTTCCACAGGCTGAACAACTTAAAATACAACAATCATAGGATCCTGCATCTATTGTTTCTGCAGTAATTTCTCCTGAACATTTAATACATTTCATCTATCTACCTCTGGACAGTTACAAATTATGTATTCTATAGGTGTTCCTACCTTATCTTTATTCCAACGATTTGTTGCTTTCCATCGAGGCATCCTTGCTTTAATAACTTCGCAGTTACAAATCATTTAGTCCACCTCCCTTCTTGGTATTGCCTTACAGATAGTGCATCCACAGGGTTTGGATTTGCTACCAAAAGGCCCAGTGTTCACACATGGCTCTTCAGTTACAGGCGTAAATACGCCAATCTCTATCATCTGTTCTTCAAATACGGAAGTATCCATATTTGGGAACTGTTCTTTTTTGTTGTTCATTTTATGCACTTCCTAATGATGAATATGGCCCTAACAATCTTGCTTTGGTTAATTCATAAACACATACATCTTTGTGTAAGTGAGGCCATTGTTCTATGTCTTGAACTAAGGCTTCATGCCCATAAGCTCTTACGATCATAGTATCTCTGTGGTTTTTGACTAACTTTGATTCTACAAAAGATTCAAAGGTTTCGGTTTTTGTTTTCATTTTTTTGTTTCCTACCCTTTTTGGGTAAACTTAAGATAACAAGGGGTTATATATACTTTACCCCTCTAACCCAAATAGCATAAAGCTTATATATCTCTACCCTATCTTAGAATTACCACACAAAAAATGTGGCAAAGGAAACAAACATGGTAGTAACGAAAAAAGCACTTAAGAAAGCGACTAAACGTTTAAAAGAAAAGAAGAAATTAGAAAAGGTCTGGAACCGTTTTAAAATGGCAAGGAGAATTGCCCGAAGAAATGGTAAAAGGTTACCTATTGAAGTTTTTGATAAGATGGTTAAAGATGAACTGGGCATAGATGATTGGAGGAGTAGTGAGTAAAATGAACTGCTTTTACTGTAAACAAGAATATAACAAAGACGAACTTGAAGAGTTTGTTAAAGATGAGCATGGATGTAAAGAATGTATAGATTGTCACATACAAGGCTATCATGGACTTTGAACTAAACGATTTTAGAAAGGCATTGCCTAAAGTTAAAAATGTTCAGACGTTTATTATGGATCCCCCATATAACATTAAATTTGATTACCAATCTAAATACAAGGACAATTTAGACCCCGAAGAGTACAAACAAACAATAAAAGAAGTATTAGATATTGCATACGACGTATCTAAGGATTCGGCATCTTTCTTTATGATAAATTATCCTGAAGTAACTGCTGAACTCTATTCTACAATTAAAGATACTAAATGGAATACACATCAATGGATAACTTGGGTCTACAATAGTAACTTTGGATTTTCAAGTAAACGATTTACTAAAGCAAGTAGGGCTGTGCTTTGGTTAGTCAAAGAAGAACCAAAGATAAAGATAGATGCCGTAGTTCAACCATATAAGAATCTTAATGATAAAAGAATACAAAAGCAATTAGCTAAAGGCAAACGTGGATGCAATCTCTATAATTGGTGGGATATTAACATCTGTAAGTTTAACGCTAAAGAAA